TACGCGTATAATACCAGTGGTACTTGTGTTTTATCTTCGTGTAATGAAGGATATGATGTAAATGGTACAGCGTGTGCAAAGAAGCTTCCTATGGCGCAACATGTTCGAATTGAACGACCATACGGAGAAGCAATTAGACTGCTTGAAATTGAAGTGTATAATCAAAATGGTGCGATCATATCAAGTGGGAAAGACGTTACGGGTGCTCCGGATGCGGTGAATCTCGATAATCTCGTAGATACTTTTTATATTCAAGACGATGTTGGCACTGTTACAGGCACGAGTGCTGAATCTCCGTATATACAAATTGATCTCGGTTCATTACAACAAATTGGTTCTATCAAAATATTTAAGGATACGGCAGAGTATCCACGACAAGTTCCCGAAGGTGAGGTCGGTACAACTATGATGATTGGCGATGATAGTCTCAAAAATGCGACTGTGAAGTTGTTAGGTGCGGATGGTACCAATGTTACTGCTGTGACCCCAATGACTAATACGGAAAAAAAGGTGGCGGTATACGATTTTAGTGCCGTCACTCCCGCATGGGTGTACATGGATGAGGTTGATGCATAATTCAGTAAATAACTCACAATTTCAATCTTAAAATATGTACATACATTTTAAGAGTGATTGATTGAATAAATATTTAATTAAAACAGGTTGCCATCGGAAGATACAGACATGGGTTCGAGGGTACGTCCAGTATTCTCTAACTCTATCTGTGGTTCGGCGAAACCAGGTTTCGCATCGGGTGCGTCAACCATAGGACCTGGGGGTTGTATCACAACCTTCTTACCCTTTTCCCTTTTTTTATCACCACAACCACAACCCGTATCCTTTTTTTTATCACCGCAACCACACCCCTTTTTAGAGGACTTCTTCTTGTTTTGTAGGTTCATCATACCCCACACGATGAGTATAAAGACAACAGTGTGTACGAGAAGTCCGAGTGTAGAGGGACACCCTGTTGGTGTCGCAATTGCGGGGCCTAATACCCGCCGGACGAGACGGAACGTTTCGGGGTTCGCGACAATGAAAAATGTAAGACCTGAAATAACGGAAATGATAAACTTTTCCTGTTGTTTCTCACCGTTGCAGCCACATCCACAATCTTTAAAAACACCCATAATTACTTTTAACATATGTCAACAAAAAAAAATACTTAAAGTCAAGCCTCATAATGTATATATAACCAACCAACAATGTCGCTCACTATCCAACGCTCTACTGAATTCTCCTCTGCCTCTGTGCAATTTTCAAAATTTCGTAAAAACAAAAATGGCGGTAAAGCCGTCTACCTGAATAGCGGCGACAACAAAAAAATTTACGTTCAATTTCCTTTTATGCGATCACCATATGGCCTGAGTGCTTTTACTGACGAAGGTACAGGGCGCACCTCGTATTCGTTAGATCTTTCATTTGATCCCGATAACACCGAAGCGATGGAACTGCACGACAAACTCAAAGAACTCGATGATATAATCGTAGATACTGTCGCCAAGAACTCCAAGGAGTGGCTCGGTAAAGAGTTTAACGTCGCTGTCCTGAAAGAAGCACTCTACAAACCCATGATTCGCCCTGGTAAAGAGCAGTACCCAGCCACTATTAAACTCAAGATTCTCACCAAACCAGATGGTACATTTGTTCCTGAAGCATACTCCATGCAGAAACAATCTGTCTCTGTCGACAGCATTGAAAAGGGTCAAAAATGTATGGCTATCGTTGATCTTAATCAAATCTGGTTCATCGATAACAAGTTCGGTGTGACTATCCGCCTTCAACAGGCCCTTGTTGAACAGTCCGCCAAACTCCCATCATTCGCCTTCCAGGGTGTTGATCTTCCTACCGATGTTGATGTTGAAGACGAGGAAGATGAAGAAGTCGATGAATAAATATATCACACAATAAAACTTAAAATCCTCATTGGTAAGAAGAAAAATCTTCTTACGAATAAGTAAGTATGACAAACCTTGAGAGTAATCTCAAAAAAATATTACGAGGTAAGAAGGCGTGTACTCCAGGTAATTTTTTAAAGGTTCCATTTTGGCCATATGGAAAGATGAAACCCGCCAAAGGTAGAATGTTGGGACAAGGACAATACAGTAAAGTATATAGAGGGAGTATCAACGACAATGGTCGTCGTTATGTTGCCTACAAAGAGATAGATACAAGTAAGAATACAGTGGGGTCAGGTGCGTTTGAATACAAGGTTGCAAAACAATTGAAAGGGTATGGCGTTCCTGATCAATATATGTATAAGAAATGTGAAAGTATGGACATTCTTTACCTAGAACATATCAAAGCTAAGGAATTCGATATATGGTGGAAAACCAACCCAGGAATGGAGGAGATAAAATCTGTCATGCTCCAAGTTTTGTATAATTTATATAGAATTAAACAGGAATTCCCCGGATTCAGACATCATGATCTTCATGGTGGTAACATTCTCGTACGCCCCGTGCCGACCAAGGAAATTGTGATACGTTTGGGGGAAAATCAATCATACAAGGTCTCAAATGGTGGTGTGGAAGCTGTTATGATTGATTTTGGACTGTCAGTTTTTCCTAGGATAACTAATCCCGTTATTTCAAATGGTGGATACGAATATGTGGGAATATCAAAGAAATCCCACCCCCAATATGATTTACACACCTTCCTGAATACTGTTTGGATTAAAGTGATTAGACCTAAAAATGAGAATGAGCGCAAGATACATGAATTTATCAAATCTCTCATCCCTACAAAGTATCTAGGTGTTATGGTAATGAAAAAACAAACTATTCTACGTCGTATTGGTATAGATGAGGGTAAAGGAGATATTCCAGGATTCAAAACGGTTTTGAATCACTCATTCTTCACCGGTGAAAAGAAAGTAAGTAAGCTTAATAAGGTTCTCAAAAATATTACCTCTAAGACCAAACTCCAAAAACCCACGATCATCGGTGTTCCCAATAAGAAGTCTCCAGTGAATCAGAAAGCGGCGTTGTCTCGTGCAGTGACTATAATGAAAGCAAAACAAAAACCGATTATTCGCCGAAAATAATATTATTATACACTATAAACAATGCTCGCTTTCATTATTCTCGCGATTATCAACATAATCATTCTGACGAAAACTGGTCAGGCCAAGAAGGCCGCCCCCCCAGTCGGGGAGGAAAAGGGTTGGACTGTTTACGGGACCATGGGGTGTGGCTGGACTCGTAAGCAACTTGAACATATGAAAAAAGCTAACAAGGCTCACACCTTTGTCGATTGCGACAAAGAGGAGTGTAAGGGTATGAAGGCCTTCCCCACCCTCGTCAGTCCTGATGGGGAAAAAACTGTTGGATACAAAGAGGTTTAAATACCTCGGACGACGGTGAGACCGATGGAAAGTATGAACGCATCAAGCATGGTGGTGATGGGTTTGAGCACGGTGATATGCTTCACAAGAGCACGGTTCCACACGAGGCGGAGAAGGAAAGTGCTGATGAGGATGGTGAGTGCAAACAAGAGAAACTCGGTGAGCATATCAGACTTAGTGCGAGCCTTTGAAACTTCCTGGATCATTTATTAGATGTCAATATTTTTTTTCTATTCCAATTACAAATGAAAGGTCTACCTGTGAGTGGTTCCGAAAATCGATTTACCAATAGACGGTGGGGGTCGTCTACTGGTATCGGTAACAATAATTGTTATGCCTATGCCGTAGGTGACTATGAGGCTTATAGATGGCAAAAGTCTATTCCGGGTGATCGTTCCGGTATGTCAAATGGGTATCACAACTATACACATTGCACCACTCTTCCAAACCGTGTCGTATCAGACAACCCCAAGAAGGTGTACAAAGTTGGTGCAAATGAAAAATGTAAGAAGGGGTACTTCAAGGTGATGATGTTTGTGTCTCCTGGAAGACCCACAAACTATATCCGTCAAGGTGATTTTCATTTTTACAAACAACATAGTGTTGTTGAGTATCGAATCAAAGTTGGAGACACCATCGCTTCAGTCGCGAAGTTTTTCAAAATTCCCGACTCAAGGATAAAGAGGGCTGGACCATTTAAAGTTGGTACACGTATCATATTCAAGGCGAACGTATTCAGTCACAAGCGTGGGTGGGCGACTGGACCACTTCTGACTGATGCGAAAGGTAAAGCGATCATAGATCCTCGTAAGGCTTCTAGGAACTACCCAGGTCTAAACTATGAGAAATATTGTAGTTCATTCTGCGTGAAGAACCGAGGGATCAAAGTCGGAAAGACTCACCCCAAGGTCTGAAAGAAGACTGTCAAGGTCTAAGGTTTCTTCTACATCGAAGGTTATATCAAACATATCCATCACACTTAAAACAGATTCATCATTCAAGTACACAGAGTTTGCAGCTGCTGTGTAATTGTTCTGAATCGTCACGGTGACCTTAAATTGAGATCCATCGAGTACTTTTCTACATGTAGGGCATGTATTCTTACCTTTATTTTTCCATTCCTGTAGACAGTGGGAATGAAATATATGTCCACACCTGGTCGGAGTATTATTCCGTGTTGACCTGACCTCACTGAGGCATATAGCACATATCGACATTCTATAGGAAGGTTCTAAAGTTTTTCTCGTGATTTCGCTCATTTAATAGATATCGGAAGCGTTCACGAGGGGTTTATCACAGGTGTTGCAGTTATCTTTACCCTGTTCCGCCTGTACACTTGAGAGAAGGGCGGGACCTTGTTTCTGGAGAAGCTGTCTGTATGAATAATTGTCTTCGAAAGAGATACCATTCTTCTTCATGACGTAGTTGTTGAACAGTTGGGTGGATGTGTTAACGGTGAAGCATCGACCATCGGCCATACCAAGTCGCTGAGACATATTGTTATTATAAAACTAGAAATTAATTTGTCTATTCGTAATCGTTTTCATCCACGACTCAAAACCCCCCTCCCTGAGCTTTTTGATAAAAGGATCGCATTTATACCCCAAATAAATATCAAAAACATCTGTTTCCTGTGTTCGAGACACCCTGATACCAGGATTCTCATTTATATGCTGATTAATGATATTGTATGCAAAGGCAATCTCTTTCAGAGTTTCTGCCCCTGTGATGATGATCTTACCTGTACTGAAGATACTACATGTAATCTCCTTCATATCATGAGACGGTTTAAACTTTATTTTGACTGCTGAGTATCGATCCGGTTCAAAGGAAACTTTGAATATATCATCATACTCTTCAAACCAGTCTGCAACTTTGATGAGGTTAACGTTATAGTTTAGACTAAAATTAGAATTGATCATCACTACACGAAATGTATCATTTGAAATTTTGATATCCATACCCAAGAAAAACTTGAAGATATAGGCAAGTTGTGTAATGACACGTTTACAGTCGAAGAGATCACAGCACCCAGCAACTTGGATACTTCCATTGGGGAACACTTTTACAGATTTAGTGCTGTATGTATCATGGTACGTTAGGGTCACCTGATTGTAAAAAGTGGTGGGTTTCAATTTCCATTCAAACCCATCAGTGTTTGTTCCCCCGCGTCGCATCTTATAAGATCCAATTCGTTCAAATGTTTCGCGGAGTTTTTTAATATCAACTGTCTGGATAAAGCTTGAAACCATTGTGATCGTCGTAATCTTGATCCACGAAGGTCTAGTCTCATCGGGTAAAGCTTTTCGCATATCATCGAGTGTTAGGAGATACGAAAAGCTATTATTGGCGATTGAAGAATACATGCTTTTATATATAACAAATGTTGCACTTAGGTGTTTAAAGAAAACAAACGTCGCATGATTAGATGACTTCATTTATCAAATTTGCGAAACACGTACATGACGTTGAATCTGATATCTCATACGTTGAGTTCAGTTATGATCGTTACGTGCACGGTAAAGGGTATGAAACCTATACTGATTACATCAATACTGAACCCCTAGCGGACTGGATAACACTCGAGTCTAAAAAACGTTCAATTCCTTATGAAAAATTCCTTGATGTGATGGTCCGTAAAACTATCGAGGTTCGTCAGCGTATGACTGAGCTCACACTTGAAAATATTCTTTTATATGAACAGCCTGATCGAGTATACATTCGTCTTGTACATGCTATTAAAATCATTGATCCAACATTCCAACCACCCCGCATAAATATGGAGAGTACTTGGCAGATGGAGCTTGCGAAAAAGATATGTAAAAAATACATTCAACATGCTATCCAGATGTGTATAAAAAAGTCTCGTCTTGAATACTTTCTCAGCGTCTTAAATACAATAGAGCGAGAACAATAAGAATAGCAACCAGAAAAATCCATAAATAGGGTATGCTTTTATTGGATACACCGATCCTAGCAGGTTTATCCCGTGTGAAACCGTAATCTATATTCCGTCGTGGATGAACATCCTTCTCAATAAGACATGGTTTAGTCTCTTCCTTACACAGACCCGTCTTACAAAATACACTCTTTTCTGTGAGAGGAACATTCATAGAAGGTTTCACTTCAACAAAATCCATAGAATTACTCGTCTGTCGCACACCCCCAGGAAGGGAGAAGTCGTGTGTGACAAATGGGTTCACATCGTTGATAGCATCTTCATCGTTGAGCATATACACACTCATCGTTGTTATTACTAGTTCAGATTATAATTTTTACTCTTCATTTTATACCGATGTTCCTCCCACATTTTATCTAGATCAACATTTAACATATGCGCCAGTTGGAAGAGATAACTAAAAACATCACCCATTTCCATCATGACATCAGTACCCCGCTCCTTCTTGAGGTTTGTCTTCTTGAATGTTTTCTTGTACTGCCTGATTGCCGATGCGAGTTCACCAAATTCTTCAGTCAGGAGAAGCCATACAGTATCTACAGCAGCTCGATCCCAACCTTTCGATCTACACACCTTTTCAGTTTCTGTCTTATAATAATTAAGACTCATCACTTATGTATACCTGGTTCATAATCTTTAATTAATACCGATCTTGTCATTGAAGCCAATCTTCTTTCCCGTCGTACTTGTATTTATAGGTTGATCAAGTGGAACACTAATGGTATCGATATCTTTCGCATACGCAATGTACTGGGATACACCAGTCTGGATTTGAGATAGAGCGGTCTCGATAACTCGGGTGTTTATGAATTTAACTTGTTCATTCACTTGGGTGTGATGATCACCAGCGGTGTTGATGAATACCATTCGCATGATACCATAGAGATCGTCGGGGTTTTGGTAATCGATCGCGATCCCACTCTTATTCTTGAATGTTTGTCGAATGCCACGTTGAATTAAATTTTTGTTAAATTCTGAAAAGAAGAGGGTGTTCAATGGGGTCTCACACTGTTGAATGGAATCAAGGTGGAGGTTATCACACATTTAATATAGTCGCCGAAAAAAATTGTGTGTGAATAGTAAATGGTGAACTTTGCTGACTTTAATGAAGTGTATGCCAACAAGCCCCCAACCTTCGAGGAAATTCCATGCAAAGCCCCAGCCTGCTTCGTTGGTTCTTACCCCCCTGTTGCCAAAGCCGGTGAGAATGGTGATTTTTTCGTGAACACCTATCTTCTCCAACCTAACCGAAAGTTTGAGACCTTTGGAACCGTGTCCGTGAGGAGTGCGGATCTCGAATGTAAGAAGTAAGTTAAAAATAAAAGTAGAACTTTAGATATATGAGGGTCATTAAACGCTCAGGTCGTATTGAGGATATGAAATTTGACAATGTCACCAATAGGATCAAGAATTTAACGTATGGACTCTCTGAAAAATGTGACTCTTCTAAGGTTGCACAACAGGTATTTTCGTCTATGTACGATAACATTACCGCACAGGAGATCGATACCCTCTCCGCTGAAATATGTGTTGGTATGATCACCTCCGAACCAGATTATGAGGTTCTCGCCACCCGTATTATCGCAAGTAACATCCATAAAGTGTGTCCCAATAATTTCCATCTCGCCATGAAGAAGCTTCAGAAAGCTGGCATCGTCACAGACGAAGTTGTTGAAGTTGCCCAACAGGTCAAGGATGATATCAAGAGTGACCGAGACTTCGATTTTGGGTACTTTGGTATCAAGACTCTCGAGAAAGGGTATCTTCAACGCGTCGAAGGGAAGTTGATCGAGACACCACAGTATATGTTCATGCGCGTCTCCATTGGTATTCATGGAAAGGATATTCCCTCTGTACTCGACACATATGATAAGATGTCTCGTGGTTTATTCATCCATGCTACACCAACTTTATTTAACGCTGGTACACCTCGGCCTCAAATGTCTTCCTGCTTTCTCATCGCGAACAAGGGAGACTCAATCGATGGTATCTATGGAACCCTGACGGAATGTGCACAAATTAGTAAATGGGCTGGAGGTATCGGGATGCATATCCATGATATCCGGGCGAATAAGTCTCGTATTCGGGGGACCAATGGTCAATCAGATGGTATCATCCCGATGCTTAGGGTGTTCAACGCCACGGCACGATACGTGAACCAGGCTGGTCGTCGCAAGGGTTCGATCGCAGTGTATGTGGAACCGTGGCACGCCGACATTATGGACTTCCTGGAACTTCGTCTCAATCAAGGTGACGAGGAAGCTCGTTGTCGTGACCTCTTCTCTGCCATGTGGATTCCAGATCTCTTCATGAAGCGGGTTGAAGAGGGGGGTAATTGGTCACTCTTCTGCCCAGACACAGCGAAGGGTCTCTCCGATTGTTATGGGAAGGAGTTTGACGAATTGTACACAAAATACGAAGAGGAGGGACTCGCCCATTCGACTGTCCCAGCCGCTGAAGTATGGAAAGCAATTCTCAAGTCTCAAACGGAGACTGGGACACCATACATGCTTTACAAAGATGCATGTAACTCGAAGAGTAACCAGAAGAATTTGGGCGTCATTAAGAGTTCCAACCTGTGTACAGAGATTATAGAACATACAAACAAAGATGAAACAGCTGTATGTAACCTGGCATCCATCGCTCTTCCGAAGTATGTGAACAGGGAGACGAAGTCATTTGATTATGAGAAGCTCCATGAAGTGACGAAAACGGTCACAAAGAACCTGAACCGTGTTATCGATCGGAACTTTTATCCCGTGGAGACTGCTAAGCGTTCTAACATGCGACATCGCCCGATCGGTTTGGGTGTTCAGGGTCTCGCGGACGTATTTATTCTTTGTGGACTCCCATTCGATTGTGAAGAATCACGCATCATGAACGCACATATATTTGAGACGATGTATCACGCTTCCATGGAAGCGAGTTCAGAACTTGCTGAAGTTGAGGGTTCCTATGAAAGTTTCGAGGGTTCCCCTGCATCCCAAGGTATCCTCCAACCTGATATGTGGGAAGGTGAAACCAAATTCAGTGGACGTTACGATTGGGACGCGATGCGTACCCGCGTGAAGACAAAGGGACTTAGGAACAGTCTTCTCATGGCCCCAATGCCTACGGCTTCTACCGCTCAAATATTGGGGAATAATGAATGTTTCGAACCATATACAACGAATATCTATCTGAGACGTACCCTCGCTGGTGAGTTTGTGGTCGTGAATAAGCACCTCGTCGATGATCTCAAGAAGGTTGGTCTCTGGTCAAAGGAGATGAAGGACCTTATGGTGAAAGCTGGTGGTTCCATCCAAACCATCGTAGATATTCCAGATGATATCAAGAAATTATACAAGACTGTATGGGAAATCAGTCAGAAATGTATCATAGATATGGCTGCGGATCGTGGTCGTTTCATTGATCAATCCCAATCCATGAACCTTTTTATGGAAAGTCCCACAATGTCCAAACTGTCATCGATGCACATGTATGCATGGAAAGCGGGTCTCAAGACTGGGATGTATTACCTTCGCTCAAAAGCGAAAGCGCGTCCCATTCAGTTTAGCTTAGAGCCTGATTGCGTAGCATGTTCGGCTTAAAGTTTTGAGACTATAGATTAATAGAAAGACATGGACAACGCTCTCGAAAACCTGCAAATCAATGAGTACACAAATCGTAAAATTGTACTTTCTACTAAACAAGGAACACCCCTCCGTGTACAATTTCCCCGTATGTACATGCCTTTTGGTGTCTCCGGATTTACACCTGAAGTTGGTCCAACAAAATATAACATCGATTTCGCTGTAAAAGGGTATGATGAGGAGGAAAGTTATATGAAAAAGTTTTACGAATCTCTAAAAGCGATTGAGAGTACTATTATTGACGCCGTTGTAAAACAGAGTGAAGTGATTTTTGGCAGTGTGATGACGAAGGAAGAACTCACACCCATGTTCAATTCCAATATGAAGGAATCCGTTGATCGTGAACCAAAATTTAGGGTCAAAGTTGATACTACGATGCAAGATCAGATTAAGGTGAATGTATTTGATGCGGATAAGAATCCTATCAAGGATGAAGTTAAAAATGGTCTCTATGCAAGAAATTCGGGGCACGCCATCGTCGAACTCGGCAGTGTGTATTTCTTGAACAGAAAGTTTGGGTGTACTTGGAAACTTCACCAGCTCATCGTGTATGAGCCCCAAAATCTCAAGGGATTTCAATTTAAGATTTAGATTTATTCAAAAGTAAAATACTATAAATAGCCTGCGCCTCCTTTAGCAGTTTACCCTGAACCCTGGTAAACTTCTTTGGGTCCATACCAAGTTTAATTTTCGCTACCGTCACAGAATCTCTCCATTTTGTGAGAGACATGTTTACTTACTATCCTTTATGATTTTTTTGTAAGTCTTGCTACCCTTCTTGGGGACCAGACAGAAGGAATCCTTCTTCTCAGCCTTTTCCTTCGCGATCTCGATGAACGCAGCGAACTTGGGGTTCTTTTTGAGGGACTTCTTAGCAGCCTTGCTCGCCGCCTTGGACACAATGCGACCATCCTTCATCATGAGATCCTTCTTGGCGAGACCACCGGAGGTGTTATCAGCGTTACCGTGGAAAACTTCAGCGCGGGAACCAATCATCTTTTATATTACGCTTTGAAAATTTTCCTGATGTCGAGAATTGATATTTTATCTGTTGTCCTGTTGACTGGGATCTGTTTTTCGATTCGTTCATCATTGAGTACTTTCGAACATACGATCGATTTATGACCTTGGAGAGCCATCATTTCCTGTTCCACACTCACAAAACGCGGACATTCCTCATATACAAGTTTCTTGATATACACTGGACAGGTTTGTCCAGTTCTATGACTGCGACCAATAGCCTGGAGTTCTGTTGCCGGGTTCCATGAGGGTGCTGTAATGTACACACGCGTCGCCTCTTGGAGGTTAAGACCTTGACCACCACTTTTGATCTGAATGATGAAAATCGCACCCGGGGCAGCCTTCTTAAATTCTGAAATTTGCCTGACACGTTCATCCTTAGGAACTGACCCATCTATCCGGTATACAGGTCGTGTGAGATTCTTCTGAATATGGTTCATTTCACCCCTGAACTGACAAAAGATCAAAGTCTTTTCATCTGGATGTCCCATAATCATCTCAAATAGGGTCTCCATCTTTTTTGATCGTCCCACCCACTGTTCTGGTTGTGTCTTACTTTGCCTAGCGATTCCGTCGAGATACATTTGAGGCCATATCATACATTGACGCGCCCTTAGGAGGCACTCTAAGATGACCATATTCTTAGCATTCAGACTCTGTGCATGCCTAAACGCATCTCTGATAGTCTCCTGTGCCTCGAGAAATACAATCTCATACAACTGCTTCTCATCCGGGTACATCTCTAGTTCCACATTCTCGAAATAGCAGGGTGGAAGACGAAGACGATCACTAATTTGAGCGAGATCTTCTTTGGTGCGTCTCAGAATATAGATGTCCTTGATCTTATTGGTCATACCCTGCACAACCACCTTTGAGAGACCTAGAAAAGTACACAGTGACACGAAATCTTCCATAGAGTTAAACACTGGTGTACCAGTGACTATCCATTTGATCTGTGTATGAAGACGACACACACTCTTGAAAAGTTTTGACTTTTTGTTTCGAATCTCATGGGCTTCGTCAAGTATAACACGGTCCCATGTAGTCATGTGAAGTGGTGTTTTGGTTTCAACCGAAAGGATTGTGTAAGGTGCGATAGTCACATCAGATACGGTGTCTATTTTTCGACCCGGTCCGTCAAATACATTGATTGTTATGCTGGGAGCAAAGCGGTTAATCTCTTCAACCCACTGGGTGATAATAGATTTGGGTACGATGATTAGTGTGCGGGGCTTTGGGTTTCCAAGCATAGTGGAAACGAGCTGCACGGTCTTACCCAGACCCATTTCGTCACATAGGAACCCACCCTTGGGTCCCGAAGTTTGATTTTCCATAGTGAGCATCCATAGTACACCTTCCCGTTGATACGGGGAAAAGAGACGACCGTTAAGGGTGTTCTTAGCCAAGTTGTACTGATCTTCAATCGTCATGATAATGATCCTCGTCAGCTAGTAGTTGTACTTCACAGACAATTGGCTCAGGTTCTTTTTTCTTTCTTGTTTTTTTCAACTTAGGTGGTGGGAGTTCATCAATATGTTCCCGGAAATAGAGTACTTTATCCCAAAATTCCTTCATGATTGGGTAATTGGTTTTCCACCATTCGGGGTCTCTCTTAACGTTGACGACATCAAATTCTTCGGGGCGAGGCCAATTGGTCTCAGCTGGTTTATATTGAATAAAATCTGCTTCTTCTAGGTCTAAAATTTCCATACACAACTGAAGCTGGGGCATATAATGAATGGGGACTTCCCCAGGTACAATCTGTCGCATCGGGGGACATTTAATCTCTACAAGCTTACCAGATTCGGAAACACCATCAGGACTCCCACCTAACCATGTATGAATCGGGTGTGGACATAACCCCAATTCATGTACAACTTCCCCATGTCTCTCTTCGTAGAGTATACGAGCCTCATCTTCATACTTCTCACCATGTCTCGTAGCTGCATTGCCCATGAATTTTTCACCGAGACCACATTTCTTCAGTAAAAGTTCAGCGGGTGTTTCGTATTTATTTACACCTATGGCTGTGGCCGCATCTGAAGCAGTCAACATTTTACCACGGAGGGCGAGCCATTCTTCTGATTTCTGTGCGGCATACTCCCTCTCGAGCAACGCCTTGACGTTGGGATGCATCTTACATTAATTAAAGTTGTAGTTTTTAAGTTCTTCTTTTACCTGAAAATATGTCTGCGCAGCGTTTTGTTCAGCCTGTTTCTTACTTTTAGCTACACCCCTAGCAACAAAACCATCATTGATGTAGATATCGATGTAAAAGAGACCTTCATGATGTGCAGCGACGCGATATTCTGGTAGGGGCCAATTCTGCACTTGACAGTGTCGCATTAAGTGATCCTTGAAGTTATCATCCACCATGATGGAATTCATATCAACATATTTCGGGTCTTGAAAAATCCTGAGGATAAACTCTTTGGCGTGAATGAGACCAATATCCATGTAGATGGCACCGATGAGGGCCTCAAAAACATCTTCCAAAATTTTAGGATTGTTATTCCATCCATTACGCATTCCCTTTTCATCCATAATGACGATATCGTTGAGGTTGAGTACACTCGCAATTTTAGCCAATGTTTCACCACGGACGAGCTTGGTACGAGCTTTCGTGAGGAAACCTTCTTGACGACTTTCATAGCGATCAAATAAAAATTTAGTAATCACAAAACCTAAAACCGAATCTCCGATAAATTCTAGAGTCTCGAAAGATTCAGTAAACTGGTCATACTCTTTGAGAGCAGATTTGTGTGTAAATGCCTTTTGGTACAAATCAAGATTTTTGATCTTTGTACCAACAAGTTGTTCAACCCTCACCTTATCAACGAGGGCCACCATATTGTTATGTATAGTATGTGTTTATTTTTTAAGCCTCCTTCTTAATGTAATGGGGTGAGAGAAACTTCTGGATGTTCAGGTAGGTAATTTGAGTATCCGCAGGGGGTTCGAGGAGCTCGCGGAGCTTGTCGTCGAGAATAATTTGACGACCGTTCTCGGGGTGTTTGAGACCTTGTTCAG